GCGCCTGCAAACCCTACGACATCACCATGCCCAAGCGGGTTGCCGGGTTCTTGTCGCAGATCGGGCATGAGTCGGGTGGCCTGGCCATGCTCGAGGAGAACCTGAACTACAAGGCCGAGACCCTGATGCGTGTCTGGCCCAAGCGCTTCCCCACGCTGGAGTTCGCCCAGCAGTACGCACGCAACCCGCAGAAGATCGCCAACAGCGTCTACGCCAACCGCATGGGCAACGGCGACGAGGCATCTGGCGAGGGTTGGAAGTACCGAGGCCGGGGCTTGAAGCAGCTGACCGGCAAGGACAACTACACCGCCTTCAGCAAGGCCATCGGCACCGACTTCGTGGCCGACCCTGACCTGTTGCTGCAGCCGGTCAACGCCGCGCTGTCGGCTGGCTGGTTTTGGTCGGCCAACAACCTGAACGCGCTGGCCGACAACGGTGATGTGCCGGGCATGACCAAGCGGATCAACGGCGGCACCATCGGCCTTGAACAGCGACAAGCGCTGTATGCCAAGGCGATGGCGTCCAGCCCGACCATGGCTTGATCACCTGATCAGATCCCAGCCCCAGACCAGCAGCGACCATGCGGTCGCCGCCAGCATCCCGAACAGAACGATAACGGACACCCACATGGCCACCAGCCCGGCCATGTTGAGCAGCAGACTGAGCAAGGTCATGCGCCTCATTGTGTTGCCCCCAGCGCCTTGATGCGGCGCGAATAGTTGGCGGTGTGTCGGATGCGCTTGACCATCTCCACCCGGCCAATGGTCTCCTCGTTGGCTTCCTTCAGCTCGCGCAGGATGGTCATGCGCTCACGGGCCGGGTGGAGATGGTCAAGCGCCACCTTGTCGGCCATGTCCTCGTAGGCATCTTGCCATTCGTCCAGGCTCTGGTGGATGCTGACAGGCTCGGCCTTGCCGGGCACCAGCAACTCATACCCAATCGAGGCTGTTGATGTCACGCTGTCGGTGATCTGATCTTCAACGTGTTGCACTTGAGCAACAGCCTCTTGGATCTCGACCACCTCGGTCTCTGGCTGCACCACCTCGGCGACGACCTGCTCCACGGTCAACGGCTCGGGCACGTCCACGGTGTCTTCCATGGCCTGCGCGATGGCGACCGGGTCGCTGATGGGCTGGCTCACGGGTGGCGCGATGGCGTCCAGCGGATTGCGTGGGGTGATGTCCTTGGCCTGGCGGGGCTTGGCCTCGTCAGGGTAATCCTGTGCTTCCTCGGCGGTGATCAGGCCCTTCAGCACGTCAGGGAAGGCGTCACGCAGGGCGAAGCCACGCGCACGCATCTGCATCATGCGCTTGGGGTAAGCCTGCCATGGGCCAGTCTTGCCCCACAGCCCTGCCCGCTTGGCGTCCTCGACTGAGAACTTGGCGACCACTTCTTTGCGGCCACGGCGCTTGGCCACGCAGACCGCAATTGGGTTCGGCGTGCCCTCCCCCTCGAAGTATTCTTGCACGTCCTCACAGACCGCGCTGGCCTGCACCAGGGCCATGGCGGCGTCACCGTACACGCTGGGCTTTCCATTGATGACCGCGATATTTTGCAACGCTTGCAGCGGTGCCAGGCCGATCTCTTGGCCCCATTGAACGCAGACCAAGATGTCTTGGGGTTTACCCTGATATGCGCGGGGCACCATGGTGGAGTCGGCCAGCATCTTGGAAAATTCCATGGCTTCGCCGAGGGTGGCCGGGGCAAAGCCCTGTCGATTAGTGGTGGTCAGTTGGCTCATTGTGTAGTTCTTTCTGCAGTTCTGCGTTGATGGTGATGATCACCAGGTTGGTGAGTGAATCAAGCAAGTGGTCGGCCTCATCCTCGGTGATGTAGGGGAGGGCGTTCATGATGGCAACAAGGGCCTGCTCGTAGGCGGCTTCGACTTCTGGGCTGGTCATGGCTGCTTGGCCTCCTTGATGGACAGGGTGGACTGTCGGATGCTGTAGGCCTCCTTGGCGGGCACCAAGCGCTCGGGCGCTGCCTTGTAGTTGCGCATTGGCCAGCTGATCACGAACTCACCAGCACGACCGCGCTCGGCTTGGCCCAGCTTTTCCTTGATCAGCTTCTCGGCTTCTTCAATGCCAGCCTCGGCTGCGCGGATCGCTGCCTTGTTGGCCAGGATCTCCTTGGCCAAGTCGGCCACGGTGGCTGGCAAGTCAACCTCGTCCTTGACGGCGCTGGGATAGATCCGATCCAGCTCGCGGCTGCTGGCTGGTGGATACCAGTCGATCACCCCGTCCTTTTGGTAGGTGTCCAACCGGGTTTGGAAGTCGGTGACGGCCTTGGCGATGGCGTCTTGGGTTTGGCTGTGCGGCGCAAACAGGAACACGCGCAGCTCGATGCCTTGGTACAGCACGCAGACCGCGCCCCACTTGTGGCCAGTGACCAGCATCTGGCCCTGCAGCTGGATCGGGCCACGCGCCAGGTGCGGGAAGTCCTCTGGCATGGTCTTTGTGAGCTTGGCCTCCAGCACGCCCGGCCCGTCCAGCACGATGCTGTCTTGGCCGACCACAAAAATGCCGTTGTCTGGGTCGTTGAAGACCTGCTGGCCAACACCGAAGCCAACGCCGTCCAGGCTGCACTGCAGCGCCAGCGTCTGGTGCTTGTATGGCTCGCCGATCTCTGTGTGGAACTCCTCAATGCCGAGGCGCTTGGCAGCTTCAGTCAGGATCACAGGCTCCAGGGTGTTGCCCCAGCCCATCGCCTCGTTTCCGATGTCGGGGCGCTCCTTGCCGTCGATGGCGTTGATCGAATACTGCAGTTCGTCGTTGGGGGTGCTGTACTTGCTGAAGCCCATGATGCCCGGCAGGCGAGATGCTGACATCTCTCGGTCGTCGGTTAATTTCCCAGCCATTTATTTCTCCTTGAGTTTGTAAACCCGAATGACTCGGGCGTGTGCTTGCGGGTGGCTGGCCTCGGTGAGGCCGACCTTGGTGAACTGCTTGGTGCGGAAGACCGCGCCCAAAACAGATGGATGGACGCCAGGCGGCACTTCAATGATCTGCCTGATGTCGTTGATGCTGACTTGTCCACGCTGCTGGCAGACCATCACGGCCAACGCCCGGCAGCGCTCCAGGAACAGGTGGTCGCGCTGCTCGAACATGTCAAGCTGGCGCTCTTTGATGGCACGACCCTCAAGCACGCTCATTGCGGCGCTCCTTGGCTCGGCTGACGGCTCGGCTGGCCTGCTTGCGCACCTCGTTGAGAGGCACCCACCCGGCCTTGCGCCAGGTTTCTGTGATGTCGGTAACAGCAGCCGGGGTGTAGTTGGCACCCTGCAACAGGGTGGTTCGTGGGTTGGTGGTTTTGACTTTCATGGTGATGCTCCTCAGATGAAAACAAGAACTGCGATGCAGACAATGAACAAGATGGACATGACGATCTTCTCGCCCAGGGTCTCGGTGTCCTCTTTGTTGTAGCGATTTTGCTTGGGGTACATGGTGATCTCCTCTGGGTTAGGCTCGTTTGAGCAGGTTGGAAACTTGGCTGGCGTGCCAGACGGCACCACCGCGGGGGGTCTTGATGCCGCGGGCAGACAGGATCTCGGCGATGTCGCGCAAGGTGCTGGCACCAGTCTTGGCCTTGACCTCGGCAACAAGGGCGGCAACGCGCTGGGCATAGGCATCGGCCTTGGCAGCGATAGCCTGGTTGCCAGCAGCAGACAGGCCAGCTTGGTCTTTGGTGCCCAGCTTGGTGCCACGGGCCTTGGCGGCTTGCAAAGCGGCCTTGGTGCGGATGCTGATCTGCTCGCGCTCATGCTGGCTGAACACGGCACGCATGCCGAACTCCAAGGTTGATACCTGTGGCATGTCAGCGGCTAGGATCTCCAAACCAGAGCTGCGCAGGGTCAGCAAGAAGCCAGCATCACGGGAGAGTCGGTCGATTTTGGCGATCAGCAGGGTGGCACCCATGGCGCGGCACATGGCGATGGCAGCGCCCAGCTGTGGGCGCTCGTTGTCTGCGCCAGACTCGATCTCGGTGAAGCTGTGGACGATGCAGTCAGCGTAGTGCTGGACAGCGGCCTGCTGGGCCTCAAGGCCGAGGCCAGACTGGCCCTGCTTGTCGGTGGAGACCCGGTAGTAAGCAATAAACTTGGTGGACATGTTGAACTCCTGTGGGCGTCATCTGCCCGTTGAACATGTGAACATTGTAAACACAGAAACGATATCGCCTACAAGATATTTTTTGTCAGTTGTTGGTAAGGAAAACCCTAATAGGGTACAAAT